GATGTTTCAATATATTGCGATACTGACTCAATCTACATTGATATTGGTAAGATTGTAAATTCTTTAAATCTCAAAAACAAAGATTCAATAATTCCAGAGGAAATGCAACCAGTTATTGATACTATCAACAAAGAAATTGTTCCTTTTATTTCCGCAGTAATTAATAAATCAATGGTTATATTAACAGAGAAGAAATATAACTGTAAAAAGAATCTTATTTCTTTTAAGGTAGAAAAGGTCGCTCGTCGTTCTATCTTCCTTGAAAAGAAAAAATATATTATGTGGGTTGTTTATGATGGTGAGGCTAATGTTGCCGTTGATAAAGTCAAAGCAACTGGTATTGAATTAGTTAGATCATCAACACCACCTCTTGCTAAGAAATACATGAAAGAATATCTCTTTGAACTTCTTAAATATGTTGATAGAGATAAGTTTGTTGAAAGAATAAAGCAAGTTAGAGAAAAATTTATGACTGCTAGTATTATTGATATTAGTTTTCCAAGTACTGCTAATAATCTAAATAAGTACTATGAAAAGTTTTTAGCTGATGGAAGATTTAAACAAACCCCTATTCATATCAGAGGTAGCATAATCTATAATGATTATCTTGACGATAACCCAGAGTTAAAACTTACTTATGATTCAATATACGAAGGCGATAAAGTCAAATTAGTCCATATGAAAAAAGGTCAAAAGTGGCAAAGTGATATTTTGACTTATAAGGAATCTTGGGTTTCTAAATTCGAGATTGATGATTATGTTGATCGTGAGAAACAATTTGAGAAGGCTTTCCTTACTCCATTAGAGAAGTTTTTTGATCTTCTTGAATGGGAAAAACCTTCTCTAAATCATAGTAATATTGAAGGTTATTTTACTTGGTAAGATTCTTCAAATTCTGGATTATCTTTATCTAACTCTCGTTGATTTGTTTGATCAAAACCAGTTTCTAAAGCATCTTTTGGTTTATTTTTTTGCTTTAATGGTTTTTGAGTTTTTCCAGATTTCTTTGGTTTATTATTCTGCTTGGGGGTTTGTAATTTTTGTTGTGGAACATCTGGTGGTGGTTGGGTAATAGTCTGTTGATTATCATTACCTTGAACGACTGGAGCACCTTGAGTGCCTTGAGTGCCTTGATCGGTTTGGTCGTTTACATTTAACGGATCTATAGGATCCAAAATCGCATTTTTAATTTTTTGTAATGGTTCAATGATATCATTTGAAGCTTTAAGTCTAGCATCCAAATATTTAATAAAAGAAGATTTTTGATTTGGGTCAATCTTTTTTGAATTACTTATTTCGCTCTTTAACTGCGTAACAACATTTTTTAATTTTTGATTTCTTTGTGTAGTTGCTCTATTAATTATATCAAAAGCGGTCTTTAACTTATTTGTATCTGCTTTGAGAATATTATCTACTTTAGCATTTATTCTATCAACTGTTGCTTGGTCAGCTCCTTTCAAAAACTTTTGAGCGCCAAATAATGTTTTATCAAATCCTTTAGCTATATTTGAAAATAAACCTTCAAGAATAATAAAATCATTATTTAATTTTTCAAACTCTTTTGTTAAATTTAAAATATTAGACATAAATAAGCTCCGATGAAACTATTTATAATTTTCTAATGTTGAATTATAAAATATTGGACATATACTTTTAATTATTACAAGGAGAGATTTATGGGTAGAAAACCAAAAGATGTTGCTGGTGCTGCTGATGAACCAGAGAATGACCAACCAAAGAAACCATCAAAGTCTAAGGATCTATTAAATGAATTCATGAAGACTATGGGTAAGGATAATAACTTTGAAATCTTCGGAGATAGTAAACTTACTAAAGTTGATAGTTTTATATCTACTGGATCTTTAATTCTCAATCGAGTAGCATCTGGAAGTTACTCCAAGGGTATTCCCCATCGTCGCATTACTGGTCTTTGTGGTAAAAAGGGTGTAGGTAAGTCATTCGTGTGTGGTAATGCTTTAAGAGAAGCACAAGCGAATGATTATCTCTGCTTTGTATTTGAATCAGAAAGTTCAATTGATAGAGAATTTTTGATTAGATTAGGTGTAGATATTGATAACTTAGGTTTTAAATCAATTTCTACTGTTAACGATTTAAAGACCCAAGTTCTTAATACTGTTGAAGCAATCCACAAGATGGACCCCGATCAAAAGATTTTCATAGTCGTTGACTCTTTAGGAAACCTTTCAACTGACAAAGAATTTGCCAACGCAAGAGATGGACATGTTGCGTCTGATATGGGTCTTAGAGCAAAAGAATTGAGAGCATGCTCTCGTGTATTAACTAATGCTATTGCCTATAACAATGCCGCTATGTTAGTAACTAATCATACATATGACCAACCAATAAATCCACAGAACCCATCATTAGGTTCCCAAGAAGTATTTGCTGGTGGTGAAGGTTTCAATTATGTTTGTTCTATCATTATTAATCTTAAGAAGACAATTAAAAAAGAAGAGGTTAAGCAAGCTAGTGGTGAAATTGAGAAATTAGCAACTCATTTCATAATCAGAGCAACTACTACAAAAAATAGATTCGTTCCAGAAGGTTCAAATGGTGAGATTCTTGTAAGTTTCAAGAATGGTCTTCATAAGTGGTATGGTTTACTTGACGATGCTTTAAATACTGGTGTCTTTGAAAAGACAGGAACAAGAATAAATGTCAAGCATCTTGATAAGACCTTCTTTGAAAGTCAGTTATATAAAGCTGAAAATGCACAAATTTGGGAAACTGTAATTAAAGAGATGGATGAAAAGATTCAAACATTAACTTCTTTTAGTAGTGTTTTAGAAGCAGATAAAGTTCTTGACGAGTTGGAAACCGAAGAGGAGAAAGAAGATAAATAAAACTCCATTGACGGGGAAATTGTTGACCATAAAATATGGTAAGATTGAACCGAAGGAGAAATACGAATGCAGATTGACGATAGAACAGAACTTTATATTATAAAAGGGTTAATCAGTTTTGATGATTATCTCACTCGTTTTATAGATAAAATTGATTATAAATTTTTCTCTAAAGCGGCTGCGGTAGTCGTTAGAGCGGTCCAACAATTTTACGTGAAACATCACAAGAAACCTTCGGTTCAAATCCTTTGTGATACTGAAATACCAAATATCTTAAAGAAAGCGGAGCATTTACAACCTTGTATTGAAGTTGTAACCTCCGCTTCTCTTATAAAATTTGAGAAAGAAGATTATTTTGATTGGTTAAATGAAATAACTAAAGAGTTTATTCAACAAAAAAGAATTGAGTTGGCACTTGTTGAATGTGTTAATTTAATGGAAGCTGGTAAAAGAAACGAAGCTATTAAAAAGGTAATTGATGCTTCTCATGTAAATTTTGATGAATCTCTTGGATTGGATTATTTTGAAGATATCGCCCAACGTGTTGAAAGAATGAAGTCGCCAGAACAAGTTATTAAAACTGGCACTCCTTCACTTGATGAACATATTGGTGGTGGTTGGAGAAGGAAGATGCTTGGTATCTTCGGAGCAGCAACCAATGTTGGTAAGACTCTTATTCTTGGTGATGCTGCTAAGAAACTCATTGAGCAAGGTTTGAATGGTCTTTATGTGTCGCTTGAAATTAATGAAGACATTCTTGCTAATAGAATTGATGCTAACTTAACTGGTATCAACATGGCAGATCTTTCAATGAATCCCGATAGATTAATGCAAGATTTGCTTGATAAGAAGAGACTCGCAGAAGCTTCTGGACAACCATTTGGTAGATTAATAATTAAAGAATACCCACCCGCCTCAATGAGTGCAAATCAACTTTTGGCACTTGTTAAGGATCTTCAAGTAAAAAGAAATGGGTTTAAACCAGACTTTATAATGGTTGACTATCTTGGATTAATGATTCCAAATGGTAAAGCTTTTAGTGATAATACTTATGGTAAGTTAAAGACTGTTGCAGAGGAACTTAGAGCGGTCGCAGTCAAATTAAATGTACCTATACTTAGTGCGGTTCAAGTTAATCGTTCTGGTTATGAAGAATCAGAAATAGGACTTGAGAAAACATCTGATTCGATGGGTATTCCAATGACAGCAGATGTTATGATTATGGTTAGCAGAACCGAAGACTTAGCAGCCAATAATCAACTTTATTATCATGTAGCAAAATCTAGATTTAGCAAGAACGGTTCTGGGTTCCTTGTTCAAGTTGATTATGAGCATATGAGAATTAATGACTTCATTGATGCCTCTGGAAATGCAAGACAAGAAAAAACAAAAGAAAACATAAAAAAGTTTAATGAATCAAAGGCACAACAACCCCCATCATCAAATGGGGACGATGATATATTATCAGATTTTGATGAGAAGGAATAATCTATGAATTATAAATCAGTTTCTAAACCTTTGACATATGACGAGTTAGGTAAAAAATGCGGTATGACTCCGAATAAGGCACATCTTGAAGTAAAAAAGATATACAATAAAATAGTTAAAAAAATGGTATACGAACAGAATATAAATATTTGGGACTGTGTTGTTGGTTTAAAAGATTTCTTTGGTATGTCGGAAAGGGAGGCAGTAGATAAACTTAATAAAGAGTTTAAAGACCTATTAAAAAAAGACGCAATTCAACGATACGGAAAATGCAAATTCTAAATCCAAATTTCTTGGACATTGCAACATTAATTAGCTCTGCTACAATACACAAAAGCAAACGAATAGAAAACGAAAGGAAACATCTATGAGTAAATTCAAGTCAGTAAAAGAACGCTACAACGAGGTTGTTAGCAAAATAAAAGAGAAGGATGAAGGTCAGTCATATGACAACAGTTGGAAATTTAATCCAACACTTCCTTCAAATAAACCAAAAGTAAACTATGTTCTTAGGGTATTACCAAATGTCCATATAAATGATGGTTTGGACGAACCTTGGTTTGAGGCTTTCGCTCACATTTATACTAGAAGCAATGGAAAGAGAGTCTATACCATTTGCCCAACTACAAATGGCAAGGAACATAAGTGCCCAATTTGTGAAAAAGCTCGCACATATTGGACCAAAGTAAATGCTGGTTCTGCATCAAAGGCTGAAGAAGATTTAGCTAGAGCATACAACCGCAAACCTCGTTACTATGTAAATGTGCTTGTTGTAGATGATCCTCGCAAGGGAACCGAAGAAGATCAAACTGGTAAGGTTCTTGTTTGGGAAGTTGGTCCTCAAATCTTTGAGAAGTTTAAGGATGCTTTCTTCGATCAGAAACTTCCATTCTTTGATCCATTTGAAGGTTATAACTTCAACTTAGTTATTAAGAAGAAGGGTGAGTTCAATAACTACGAATCAAGTCACTTTAGTTCTGCTGCATCTGCTATTGGTAGTGAAGACGATCTTGATGTTATTCATGGACAAATCCACAATCTTCAAGAGAAAGTCGCTGGTCGCCTCCGTGGTTACGAAGATCTCAAGAAATTACTTGATACACCAACTGGTGAATCTGGGGGATCAGCCGAAGGTTCTGAACAAGACAGTGGTGCGGTAGAAACACCTTCAGAACCAACCCCAGCAACACCTAAAGCACAAACAACAAGTGCTGCTCCTAAACCAGTTACAAAACCAAAAGCAGCAACCGCTGAAGTCGAGGACGAACCAGCTAAGGAAGAAGACGCTGGCATAGATCTTGATAGCCTTTCTGATGACGAATTGTTTAAGTGAAAACTTAAATTAAACAAATCAAACCCCTTGAGAATTCTCAGGGGGTTTTATTTTTGCCGATATAAACCCATAACATTTTTTTATTCTTTTAGCTACTAGATTACATATACAACTATAGGTATAACCATTGTCAATACAAAATTGCTTTAAGTTTTCAACGATTAATTCTTTACCATCAGTTAATGAAAGTATATATTGTTTCTTTTTCTTTTCTTTTTTTATTTTACTCATTAATAGTTTAGTTTCTTTTGAATGTTTTTTTCCAAAAAAACCATTCTTTGCACCCATATGTGATTGCTTAAGTTTTTCAATATGATTTTTATTTAATTTCTTACCTAATTTCTTTAAACTCATTATTTTTTTAGATTCTTCTGTATGGTGTCTTTTAAAGAAACCGTTATTTTCACCAAAGAGAGCGGGTGGATTTTCTCCACCTAATGTTGTATTTGTTAGTATCCCACCATCTTCTATTCTTTTTAGTTCGGAAATTAAATCACTTTCAATTTTTAAAGCATCTTCATTAGATAAATTTTTGTAAACAATAACAACTTCTGGATTTTTATTTGTTTCATTTATTATGCTTTTAATTTTTGTTGCTTTTCTATTATTTTCCTTTGAAAGAGTTGAATATTGAAAATGATCAGCATATCTATAATTTTTTCCCTTCCCTACATAAAATGGAACATAATCAAACTCAAAATTCCTAAAAATAAATTTTTGTTTTCTTCTAGTATCTAGAAGAAAATACACATAATAACAATTTTTTTTACTCATAGAAAATTTAATCCTTTAATGTTTATTTATAATTAATTTAAAGATATTAAATTTGTGTTATAATATATATAAATTGGAGACAAAATGAAAAAAAATCTTATTGTAACTGGTGGTCTGAGGTTTTATAGGCATAAATTTCCTTAAGGAACTTAAATCTATCAGAAATAACTATAAAGAAATTATTTCTATAGATAGACTTGATTATTCCACTGATTATAATATTGAAACTTATAGGAAACTTTGCTCAGAATTAAACATTATAAGAATTGATTGTGATATTAATAGTTTCCATAGCGATATTATGAGTTTACTATCATTTGATATTTTAAATTTTGCTTCTGGAAGTCATGTTACTAAGAGTTTATATACTTCAGAAGTTTATAAAGAAAATGTGCTTTTAATACCAAACCTAATTGATAGAATAGGGTTAAAGAACATAAACACTTTTTATCATATTTCGACGGACGAAGTATATGGTGAGATACCTTTAGATCAAACAGACGAAAAATTCTGGTTTACACCCAAGACTCCATTTGCTCCTAATAATCCATATTCTGCCTCTAAAGCAGCACAAGATTTATACTTGGGTGCGTTGAAGCATACTTTTGGAGTAGATGTTAAGTATATTAGATTGGCAAATCAATTTGGTGAACACCAGCATCCAGAAAAAATGTTTCCTAAGTCTATTTTGAGAGCATTTAATGGTCAACCTATATTAATTCACGGTGATGGAAGGCATATAAGACAATGGACTCCTGTTTCAATAAGTGTTAAGGTAATTGCGGATTATATTTCTGGTAAGTTACCTCATAGAGATGTTCTCCATATTGCCCAAAGACAAGAATTACAAAGTAATCTTGAAATTGTTAAATTATGGTGTAACATACTAGAGTCAGACTTTGATATTAAAGCAACATATGAACATGTTTCTGATAGAAACGGAAATGATCTTATGTATGCACTTAATACAGACAGAGACATTGATGAGTATTTTATTGATCATGTTCTTCACAGGCAATTTAAGATGGTTATGGAATTTTATAAAAATAATGTAAAACTTTATAACAGACCAGAAAGCAAACATTTAGAATTGGGAGCAATATAATGGAAACTATACCTTTTGATATTATTCATTCTTGGTGGGGTGGAAAAGTTAAAGTAAGAAAACTTAAACCATTTGAAGATAGTCGTGGTCTTCTTATGGAGATTTTAAGATCAGATTCGGATACTTTTAAGTCTGTTATTAATATGTATATTAGCGAGACAAATCCTCTCGTTAAAAGAGGACCACATGAACACAACTTTCAAGACGATGAATTCATAACTTGGAACTCAAGGATGGTTTATGAGTTCTATAATCCAGAAACCAAAGAAACCAAATTCTTTGTTACAGAACCAAGGGGAATTTATAGTTTATATGTAGAGCATGGTATACATCATGGTTACAGAAACCTTGAATTAAATAAAATATCCTATACCTTTAATGGTCTTAATAAGCTTTATAAGGGATTCGGGAGAAACGACCCAGCAGACGAAATAAGACATGAAAAAAATACTACTAATAATAAAATTTTATTTATTTTTGGTGCTGGTGGAAAACTTGGTAAGGCACTAACTGAAGTTGCTTACAAAGAAGTAGGTATGCATACCTATGAAGTAATTCCTTGTTTTGATAAGATTCTTAATGAAGATGAATTCAGAAACTTTACAAAACTTATGGATTTAAATTTTAAAGATAGAGATGTAACTTTTATAAATTGTGCAGCTTTAACCAACACACAAGAATCTTCAGAATTAAACGATAAGTGGAGATGGACAAACATTAGATTACCATTACTTTTTGCTGGTCTTTGCTCCGAAAGAAATTGGAATTTCATACAAATATCAACAAATTATGTATATCATAAAGTTAAACCAAATATCATTAATTATCATACAAGCACATATACAAGATCCAAGCAAGACATGGAATTTGTATTAACTCTCTCTTCAAATATTCAAACAACAAGAACAACAACCCTTCTAAGAGTCGCAAATCTTTATGGTGCTAATGATAACAATCCAGATATATTTAAAAGATTCTCTCAGATTATTAAAGAAACTGGTAAAATTGCAGTAGATCCTAATGAATACGTGTCTCCAACAGAAGTCTCAGAATTGTCTCTTCAAATTATTAATATGTTTAAAAATAATGAGTTTAAAACTGATTCAATACAAAAAATAAACATAGTATCCGAGGGGTTCAAACTTGATGACTTTGTTACTAAGTTTTATAACATAACTCCTGAGTTGACAGTTAGTAAGATTGATGGAGGTTATAAAGAATTTATTTCAGATCCTACCGCTAAAATTATAAAAATTTAATTTTTATAAATATGGCTAGGAAGCCATATGAAATTAGAGTTAGAAAGTTTAGCGCCAATATTTCTTATAGGACTATTGGCGGCTACTTTATATTTTAATAACTCTGCTCCCTCTGTGACTCCAAATGGTTATTCGGTTGTAAAACCAAAACCAGATATAGAACTTATTAGAGGAGTTGATGATGTTAAAGAAGAAGATAACAAAGTTACGATCTCCCATATTGATCGCCCAGATGATAAGCTTGATTTTCGTCTTTGGCATAATTACGTCGTGTTCCCTAGGGGGGAGGACGGAGAACCAATCGTCCCCACCAGAAAAAACCCAGACGGAACAGAAACACCAATCTGGGAAATTAAAGTCACGAGGAAAGAATTCATCTTTGACCCAGGATGGGACTTCGGAGCATACGGTGGATACCTTGGGGGAAACAAAGACGGAACCGACATCAAAGACATCGACGTTGGACTCAGATTCAGCCCACTCCGAATCTGGAACACCTTCGCACTCGATGGACTCATCTCAAGTCAATCAGCAGGAGTTGGAGTCAGTTTCTATCCAGCACCAGAAAGATTCGGAGAAGTCTGGAGTAACTTGGGTGTTGGGGTTGGGCGTGTTATTACTTATGATGATGACGAGCAAAGAAATTTATTCTATGCGTCGTTCTCAACAAGATTCTAAAAAAGGAGAAAAAATGAGTATTGATATTAATAAAATGGATTCTTTTATAAAGAATGTAAAAGAAATGAAGACACCAAGATGGACTTCAAGAAAGATGCTTGTAACCTTAGCACTTATTGGTGCTATGGTTTGGTTATTTAAAGGTTCCCTTGCAACTATCCTTTGGCAAGTTACCGCCTTGGCTGGATTGTGGTTACTTTGCACAACCTTAACTGATTTAGCCGACAAGCATTACAACTATAAAATGAAAAGCGATTTAATAAGGGAATTGGCTAAAGACGGATTAACCAAAGAAGAAGCTGAAGTTGTAGAAAAAGTTTCTTAAAAGGGGTATTGTTTTATCTATAATCTAGTTTATAATATATCTACAAAGGATATATTATGGATTCTTATATTTTAAAAGCGGTTTTTGATGAAGATAAAGCTGGAGCATTATTCTCCGCATTTAAGGATCTTCAACGAGTTCATTGTGATAGGTTTGCCATTGATTTTCAAGCAGATAAAAGAATAAAAATTAGTACTCAAAGCGAAGCAAAGACAGTCACAGTGATGGTTGACTTTGTTCCTGAGTTTCTTAAAGATGCTGATTTAAAGGCAGATTTTAAGTTTGGTATTATCAATGTTAATGAGTTAGTTTCTATTCTTAATATCTTCTCAAGTGGATTTACTTGGTTAGTTGACTCAGAGAAAATGGAACTTAAGACCGAAGAAACCGAGTTACTATTTTATGGTGGCAATCTTAAAATTGTAAGAAATGGTCCCAAAGGACTAGATGCTCAATTACCATATCTTCAAAAAATAGAGTTTAGTCCAGAAAAATATAAGTCGTTTATTAAAGCACTTCCTGTTTTAGAACATGGATATGCTATTTTTAAAGGTTCCTCTGGTCAGAACGAGTTGAATATAAGTATTACCGATAAAGATATTAAGTCCAGTTCATTTACTCAAAAGGTTAAATGTGATACTCTTAAAGACACTTTCAAGGTTGTAGTTGATAAACAACTCCTAATGACTATCTTTGCTTCTAATAGTTTCGCCTCAATGAATCTTGGTATCTGTAAGGATATTATTCATATTGAAGGTTCTAATGCTGTTTATAAAACTTCCTTCTTCTTAAAGACGGTGGTATAAAGGAAATATATGACTAATAACGATCCTTGGGTTGAAAAGTATAGACCACAAAAAATTGATGATGTTCTTCTTAGTGAACAAGATAAACTCATCTTTCAATCTTTTATTGAAAAGCAGTCCATACCTCATTTAATGTTTCATGGTTCTGCTGGTCTTGGGAAGACCACTATGGCAAAGATTTTGGCAAATAGTATTACCGAAGACATACTTTATATTAGTGCATCCAAAGAAACTTCTGTTGATGTTATTAGAGGTAAAGTTAATGATTTTTGCTCGACAGTTGCTTTTGGTGGTAAATTAAAAGTAGTTATTCTTGATGAATTTGATCATATGTCTTTGGCATCGCAAGCGACTTTAAGAAATGTCATGGAAGACTTTATAGAGGTTAGTAGATTTATTCTTACTTGTAACTATTACAACAAAGTTATAGATCCTGTCAAGTCTAGAACACAAACTTTTCAGTTCAAACAACTTGAACCTAAGTTAATTGCAAAGAGATGTGCTGAGATTCTTAATAAGGAAAAAATTAAGTGTAGTGATGTTACGGATATTATTAAATTAGTTAAGAGATACTATCCAGATGTTAGAAAGATAATCAACGAACTTGAAAGTTGTTCCGCAACGGGTGTATTTAAGTTCCGTAGTGTTAGCGACGAGGTAAGCAATACTCTTATTGAGTTATTGAAACAAAAGAATTGGGATGAGATTCGTAAGACTGTTATTGGAAGTGCAGATTATCCAGAACTTTATAAGATTATCCATGATAATGCTGGTGTGTTAAACGAGTCTAAAAAGGTAGAATTAAGACTAATTGTTGGAGAATATCTCTATAGACATAGTATAATAGTAGATCCAGAGATTAACTTCATGAATTGCATAGACCAAATTATAAAGGAGATTTAAAATGCCATCAAAAAAGAATAACAAGAAAAAAATATCTTCAAGAATCCAAAAGCAACTTGATAATATGACTAAAGGAAATTCTACACCTTTCAATAAACTACCAAAGGCAGATCAAGAATTTATAAACAAGCATAATAGCAATCTCAAACAAACAGTTCCGCCGAATGATAAGGTTTTTACTAGTGATGTATATGATAAACATTTTACACAAACAGGTCAATTGACCGATGAACAGATTTCAAAGATTCCTAAACAAAATTATAAAAACTTCTTTATCGGCATAGATGCATTTGCTAAGAAGATTAAAAACGATGTTCCATTTGAAGAAATGGTCGGTTACTTAACCACTATGTTTGTTTCAGATTCTAAGAATAAATCATTTGATGATATTATTTCAAAGTTCTTTAAGTTTAAGTTAGGACAAATGGACTTAAAGGAACTTGTTGTTCTTAAGATTGAAATTGACAATATTATTGCTCAAAAGGTTAAAGAACCAACTCCTATGTCCAATTATAGAGAAGAAGACATTAAGGAAGCATAAAGTGAGGAATGAGTGTGTTTGGATGGTTGAAAAAATTATTTAAAAAAGAAACTCTAGCTCCAAGCAAAGAGGATGACTTTCAATTGCCTGGAGTTAGAATTAAAATAAGACAAGATACTGCAAAACCACCCGAGCAAAAAAAAGAAATACCCAAAGAGAAGGTAATACCAAAGACAAAGGAAATACATATGGATGATAAATTTATTAATGCAATTTGGTTAATAGTTGTTGATACAACTGGTATGGATAAGAAAACATTTTCTTATAACGAATCAACTGGTGAAAGAGATGAGGGTGGTGGTGAAAATGACCCTAGGAAACTTGGACCATTAGGAATAAAGACATTTGCTTTTGTAACTGCCCCTGATATTAATGCGGCTAAAGGTGTTTTTTGGAGAACAATTGGTGCAAGAAATCCAGCAACCAGAAGATTTATGCCAGAAATTGCTAGGGCAACTAAAGCAACTAACTTCTCTCAAATATTTCCTATTCTTGCCCGTGGTATGGGTGTTTGCTGGAACTATGTTGGTAGTGCGAGCGAATCCTTGCCTGGTCAACAATCAGCAATTAATCAAAGGGCTGAATTAGTTGGTAAGAATCCTTATGGCGATGTTAGTGCAAGGGAATATCAACCAGCCGCCCCACAAATACCAGACGGTATTGAGACTAAAGTAAATCCAAATGAAGTTGGTTCAGTAAGTGCAGAGGATAAAAAAGTTCTTCAAAGTGGCATAAAGACTCCTCAGATGCCTCAGATGCCAATGGGTAATATGAATCAACAACAAATGATGCAAATGATGCAAATGATGATGCAGATGATGCAAGGGGGAATGCAACCACAACAACCACCCCCACAAGCAACCTTTACCGAACAAAGTCAGAATATATCATCTCTTTCAGCAGATGATATCGCTGCAATAGAAAGCAACAAGACTCCGCTCTCTCAACCCGAAACTGACCCAGAGTTAGAAAAGCAGATTGCTGAAATTAAATCAAAAGGTGGTCATAATCCAGACTTAAGTTCCTTGAATGAAGACATAGATCCAGAGGAACTTGATAGAATGGCTAAAATGACACAAGCAATTAATCCAAGATCGGATGATGCTCCTGTTCAGAAAAAGGGTAAGAGAGTAAGAAACAATGAAGAGTAAGGGACTTCAAAAGCAGAAGAAAGACTCTAGCCCCTTTTATGTGGTTATAGAGGATATCAGATTCAAAAAAGAAGGAAATCTTCTTGATGAGGATGAGAACCTTAAGGCATTTAATAATTATATGGCATTAAGGTTCCTTTCTATGGATAGAGATAATATTGATATAGTTAATATGCTTAATCAATATCAAGGTGTCATGGATAAGAAGCAAATGTATGAAATACTCGTGGATGTAATTCCTCCTAAGAAAACATTCATTCGTTATGTTTCAACAAAGAAGAAAGAGTCTGAGTATATTCCTTTTATTTGTGAATACTATCAATGCTCCCCCAAAGAAGCAGAAGAATATGTTAAAATAAAAGGAGAAGATTGGGCAAAAGATATAGTTAAACAGTTTGGTGGTAAACTATAAATATCTCTACAGTGGTCCTCCACTTGCCTAATTTCGTGAGGAGGTTTTATGAGTGAGGAATATTTACCAATTGGTATCAAGGTTGAGTTATTAGTTGATGAACCCATGATACACGAGAATCTTGAAAGAATTGGTATTGTAAATAAAAAAGAAAAAGTAATTTACCCTAGTTGCTACTTAAGAAAGCAAAAAGCAGAAGATGGTTCTGATGAGTATGTTATTGCTCATTTCAAGGAACTTTTCTTACTCCAAGGAAAACCAAGTACCTTCAATAAACTTGATGCTATTAGAAGGAATACTATTGTCTATTGTCTTCAAAAGTGGAAGCTTTTAAAAGCAGTCAATCCTGAAGACATTGCCAATATTACTAAAAAGAAAGTTGATGTTATTAAGCATTGTGAAAAGTCTGATTTTAAAATTGTTCATAAATTCAGACACAACAGACAGTAAACTTGACTTTAGTTAAATAGGATTTACAATAGTCCTATGAAGTTACCTAATTATATTGTACAAAATATATTTTATCGTTTAGGACTTGATGCCGAAAAAGTCAAGTCTTCAAGTACCTTTGTTCACAAAGCAAAATGTCCTATTTGTCAGGATCATTCTCAAAGAATGTATTTAAGAGAATATGGAACCTTTTATAGTGTTAAGTGCCATAACTGCGGTTTCAATAGTAACTTTGAAGCATTTATAAAAGAATATTATCCCGACAGCTACGATGAATTAACCCCGTTCATTTTAGAATCAATTAAAGATGGTTCTATTTTTAAACCGAGATGTCTTGGTGTTCATATTGTGAAAGAAAACTCCGATTTTAGTAAAGATTTGATTGATATAAAATTAAAGTTATATCTTAGAGATCATGCATTTCCTATTAAAGCAAAACAAGATTCCGCAAAGAAAGAGGTTTTGAGGAAAAGGATTATTGAATATCTTGAGAAAAGAAAAATACCATCTGCGATTTATAAAGACTTCTATTGTATGATGAAAGGTCCGCTCCGTGGATATATTGGAATACCTTTCTTTGATGAAAGAAAAGAAAACATAATACACATTCAAGGAAGATTATTTGTTGAAGTTGGGGATGGCGATCATCCTAAATACATGTTCCTAAGAGATAAACTTGATGGTATTGAATTAGAAAGTAAGGAACTTTGGGGTCTATGGAGAACGGCACCAGATAAAACAACTATCATTTGCGAAGGTACTTTAGATGCATGTGCTTTTGAAAATGGTATAGCAACATGTGGAGCAACTTTAGGTGAATCTTTTATTGAATCAGTGAAGGCAAAATTCCCTAAGAGAATATGGTGTGTTGATAACTTTTGGTCTGATAAAGAGGGTAGAAAACTTACTATGAAATTACTTCAGATGGGTGAAAAATGTTTTATAATACCAAGAGCATATACCCATATAAAAGATGCAAATGATTTACTTTGTAAAGAACTAACTACTGAATATATAAGTGATACTATTATAGAAGCATATACTTATTCTGGGAGGTTCGGGTTAATTAAGTTGCGAGCAGAAGAAGTAACTAAGGTTAGTATTTAATGCAACTTTTTTTAAACAATTTAGTCAATGCAGAAAAAAATAGACCATGTTTAGTAATGGCACATGGACCGAGTTTAGTTTCTTCTTTATATTTTCAAGAAGAACTCTTCAAGTTAAATCCAGTTTTAATTTCTTGTAATTATTGGTACAAGTTTCTTCCTTTTGATATAAATTATTGGATAGTTGCCAATAATGAATTGTCTGTTTATGAGGATCATGAGATTTATAGTCAATTTAAAAATACTAAATTACTTTATGCTGAGTCTGTATATTCAGAAGATTTAAGACACAAAACACCTCCTCTTTATATTGATTATTTTAGGTACGATGAAAGAAATTATAATTTTGAAACCCAAACCCCAAATATAAACAGACTCTTATCTTGGTATACTAATTATTCAGAATTTTATAGATCATCGGCAACAGTAGCCTTACATATGCTTGCATTTGCCATAATTCTAGGATGTAACCCCATATATATTTCTGGTATGGATTTAGATCACAAAAAAGGTTATGCATTTAATGCAAGACAAAAAAGAGAATTAAACGATACATATTTAAAAGAACTTGATGAATTTAGAAATGATATTATTAAAAGTTTAATAACAATTAATTCATCAGCAAAAAACATTGGAACTAGAATTTATAGTTTTGATAAACAACCAACATTTGATTTATTTGATCATATTTCTGGTTTAGATTTAAAATAATAATACCATTTTGATATAATATAACTCTGAGTGGAGTATATTATGAAAAAAGCTTTCATTACTGGAATAAATGGTCAAGATGGTTCTTACTTAACGGAACTTCTTTTGCAAAAAGGGTATGAGGTCCATGGAATAATAAGAAGATCTTCAGTTATTAATACTGATAGAATAGATCATTTAATGTCTTCTAAGATGTTTAATAAAACATTTTTTATACATTATGGTGATGTAACAGACCCAGCGAATATCAATGAGCTAATAAGTAGAATTAAACCAGACGAAATTTATAATTTAGCAGCACAAAGTCATGTAAAAGTCAGTTTTGAACTTCCACATTATACTGCCCAAGTAGATGCACTAGGTACATTAAATATCCTTGAAGCAGCTCGAATTCACTGTCCAACAGCGAAAGTTTACCAAGCATCAACAAGTGAACTATACGGTGGTATGGGTTATAATATGCCAGAAACAGGTTATACTGAAACTTCTCCTCTCCATCCTAGATCACCATATGGTTGTGCTAAAATTTATGGTTTATGGATTATAAGGAACTACAGAGAAGCTTATAATATGTTTGCTTGCAATGGTATATTATTCAACCACGAATCTCCAAGAAGAGGCGATACTTTCGTTACTAAAAAGATAACTAATTGGATGAAGAAATTTCAATCGGAAACCCTAAAATCAAGTGAATGGACTTTAGCTCCTCTTGAATTGGGTAACTTAAATGCTAAAAGAGATTGGGGACATGCTAAAGACTATGTTGAGGCAATGTGGCTTATGCTTCAACAAGATAAACCAGCCGATTTCGTAATATCAACCAATACCACATACTCAGTAAAGGATTTTATTAATGAATGCTTTGAGCAAATGGGTTGGTCTAAGTTTGTAAAATGGATTGGTGATGGTGTCAATGAAAAATTAGTTTTTGCATCTGGAAATTTTTTAGAACTTCCATTGGTCGTTGTTAATCCAAAATACTTCCGTCCATCAGAAGTTGAGGTACTTTTAGGCGATTCAACTAAAGCTAGAAATGTTTTAGGTTGGAAACCAAATTATGATTTCTCTGGTTTAGTAAAGGATATGTTAAATGGATAAAAATAGTAATATTATTGTATTTGGTGGTAGTGGTCTTGTTGGATCTTCTATTGTCAGAAACCTTAGAAGCAAAGGTTATAGGAATGTCTTTGCGCCTTCAAGAAAATCAGTAAACCTCTTAAATAAACCAGAAGTTTGTGCATATTTAACGGAGCATGATGCTGAATATGTTTTTTTAGCAGCTGCTAAAGTTGGTGGAATTGCTGCTAACATTAGAGAACCAGCAAGTTTTGGTCTTGAAAATGGTTTAATAAATTTGAATGTAATTGATTGTAGTTATTTAACTAAAGTTAAAAAATTATTATTTTTAGGTTCAAGTTGCATATATCCCAAGAATTGTCCACAACCAATGAAAGAAGAATATCTCTTAGATGGAAAATGTGAACCAACAAATGAAATGTATGCACTATCAAAAATTTATGGTTTGAAACTTTGTGAGGCATATAACAAGCAATATAGATGTAATTTTATATCTTGCCAACCAAGTAATATATATGGTCCTGGTGATCACTTTGACTCTGAGAATAGTCATGTCGTTAGTGCATTAATTTCAAAATTTCATAAAGCAAAATTAAATAAAGACCCTTCAATAACATTATGGGGTACTGGTTCTGCTATGAGAGAACTTCTTTATGTTGAAGATTGTGCAGATGCTTGTGTTTTCCTAATGAATAATTATGATAATCCTCAATTTATAAATGTAGGTACTAGTATAGATGTTAGCATAAGACAATTATCTGATATGGTAAAGACCATAGTTGGTTATCAAGGAGAAATCCAGTGGGATGATACAAAACCAGATGGTATGCACAGAAAAGTATTGGATGTGTCAAAAATCAATGAAATTGGATGGAAACATAATGTCAATCTTGAAGAAGGATTACAAAAGACTTATACATGGTATTTGGAGAATAAAAAATGATTAATGTGGTTGCTTGGTCAAAAAACAGAGCATGCCAACTAGATTTAACTTTATCCACTTATAAAAAGTATTTTAGTGAATGGAAGAGTTGTCAAGTTTCAATAATCTACACATATTCAGATGAAAGTTACAAGAGGGGGTATGATCTTTGTCAGAAACTTCATCCAGAATTTAATTGGATAAAGGAAACAAATTTTCGTCAAGATACTCTCAAAGCAATATTTACATCACCCCATACATATCAATCCTTCATGGTTGATGATGATGTATTTGTTGATAGATTTTCTTTGGAAGATAAAGAATGTCAAGAGTTATTTAAAAATCAATCAGTTGCTTGTATATCACCAAGATTAGCACCTTATATTAATTATTGTTATACAGCAAACCATACACAACCACAACCAACTTTTTTAAAAGACAGAGATCATTTATGGGAGTGGAGAGGAAAACCTTATGATTGGGGATATCCTTGGTCTGTAGCAAGTTTCCATATATTCAGAAAGTCAGATATAGTCAATTTACAAATGTTAAAATTCAAAGGAGCAAATAGTTTTGAGGGTGGTTTTATTTCCGCCGCTTCCTTCAATGGAAGAGAATTGATGTCTTGTTATAAACAAGCAAAATGTATATGCTCTACAAATAATAAAGTTCAAATAGAAAATGGAAACAGACACGAAAACTCTGACCCACTAGATATATTAAATTCTAATTTTATAAATGGCAAAAGATTAGATTCAGACATTAATGACAAATATACATTAAACATGTGTCACGGACCTTTAAAATATGAATGGAGAAAATAATGAAATATTCATTAGCAACAGAAACTTGGAGTGAAGAAGAAAAAATAGCAGCTAAAAAAGTAATTGATAGTGGTTTTTGTACTATGGGTAAAATAACATTAGAGTTTGAAGCGAAATTTGCCGAAAAGTTTGGTTCAAAATATGCAGTATTTTCAAACTCTGGTTCTTCTGCTAATCTTCTTGCGATTGCTGCTCTCTGTTTTAAGAAAGAATCTCCCCTCAAACCAGGAGATGAAGTTATAGTTCCCGCTATTTCTTGGTCAACTACATATTATCCGTTGTATCAATATGGATTAAAATTAAAGTTCGTTGATGTAAATCTTTATGATTTTAACATGTCTTTAGAGCAAGTTAGAAGTGCCATAACGGATAAAACTAAAGCCATATTTGCAGTTAACCTTTTAGGTATGCCATGTGATTTAGAGGAACTTAGAGAAATCTGTAAAGAAAAAAATATTTACTTAGTAGAAGATAATTGCGAAAGTATGGGAGCAACTTATAATGGAAAACAATGTGGTACTTTTGGTGTAATGGGAACATTTTCGTCCTTTTTCTCACATCATATGTGTACTATTGAAGGTGGCATAACTGTTACTGATGATGAAGAACTCTATCAAATAATGCTTTCTTTAAGAGCACATGGTTGGATTAGAAACTTACCAGATAAAAATCATATTTGTAACAAAACTGGAAACTTCATTGAAGATACTTTTAAGTTTGTATTGCCTGGTTATAACCTAAGACCTAATGAAGTGTTTGCTGCAATAGGATTGGAGCAATTAAAGAAAATTGATAAGTTCATACAAATTAGAAGAGAAAATTACGATTATCTTAAGAGTAGAATTCCAGAAATATCAAGTATTTGCTATAATTTCCAATCAACAAATAAACATTCTAAAAACTCATCTTGGTTTGGATTTGGGTTCCTAACAAAAGATAGAAAGAAACTTTCTGATTACTTAATAAAGAATAATATTGAGTGCCGTCCTATAGTTGCTGGTGACTTTACCAAAAATCCCGTAATAAAATATATGAACTATGAAATACCATTTAGTTTAGATAATGCTAAAGTTATAGATCAAGATGGTATATTCATTGGAAACAACGGTGAGAATATTAAAGCACAAATAGATCACTTTATTGAAGTTGTTAGGAGATTTGAATGAGATTTGGTAAAACCATTCACGATTGGAATGAAGCAAAGGGCGATTCAACATTAAGGTTGCAATATAAGTTAAATCCAAACAGTGTTGTTGTTGATGTTGGATGTTTCAAAGGGGATTGGCTTAAATCAATAAGTAACTTATATTCTTGCAAAATATTTGCATATGAACCCACAACAGATGGATTTGAATCAATTAAATATCTTCAGTCCGAAAAAATAACAATCAAGAATTGTGGTCTTTTTAACGAATATAAAAAGATTAAAATATCAAACAACGGAAATGCCAGTTCCATATTAACAAATAATGGCACAGATGAAATTGAAGTACTAAATATTATTGATGAAATGAAACTTTGGGGTGATGTTGATTTAATAAAAATAAACATCGAAGGTGCGGAATACGAACTTTTAGAGGCACTTATAGAAAATAATGCCTTAAACAAATTTAAGAATCTTCAAATTCAATTTCATAAATTTGATTTTATCAAAGAACCAATTGATAGAAGACAAAAAATCAGAGAGAGTTTATCAAAGACTCACCATATTACATATGACTTTGATTTCATATGGGAAAATTGGGAAATTAATTAAATTCCTTCCAGATAAACTCCGCGAAATTTACATTTGTATGTAAACGATCTATTGCGGTATCTGTGTTTATCTTGTAATTTTCTGAATTATTATAAACATCAACTATTAACTTAAAAAAGTTATCAACATCATAGGGTGCTGTAATATGAGTATCACCACCAAAAATATCAGAAATTTGTGTTGCTCCCCAATAGATAGGAACACAACCACATAAAATAGGATCTACAAATTTTTCGGTTATCCAATATCTTTGTTTCATATTTTCAATAACGATTGTGAACTCATATGGAGAAAAAACCACACTTTTATCATCAACTGGACCTTTTATTCTTCCTAAATCGTCTTTATATAAATGACAGCCTCTTCCATATATATGAATATCAAGATTAGTAGACAATATTTTTCTAATTATTTCATGTCTCATTCTGTGTCCATCTAAGAAACCTTTATCAGATGCAATAATACTCATCTTGAATCTTTTAGGTGACTTATAGAATTTTTTATCTTCTTTTAGTGGAAGATTTGGTAAAAAAGTATACCATTCTGGAGTAAATGGATATGCCATGTAATTTCTATCATAAACATAGTATTTCCTACAGTTACTCATTATCCAACTAAGATGTTTCCTCATGTCTATTAGTTGATATACCTCTTGATGAAATCCTATAACATTCTCTTTAGGAACTTTGAGATTAGGAAAGTTGCCGTGATTAAGAATTACTGCATGTGTATATGATTCATCATCAACTATCTCAATATCTTTGTAAGTAGTTTTACCGAACCCCCAAGACTTAAATGCATTCTTAGCACCAGTTGAATCACAATAATCAGAAAATATTCGAACTTTTTTCATTTCTTCTCCACATATTAACATAATTTCTTAACTCTTGCTTATGCATCTTCTTAACTTTTTCAAATTCTTGTAAGTTCTTTTCATAAAAAGGATTAGTATAGAAACTATTCTGTGTTATTATATGGTCCATATGATAAAGTTCATTGTCTAAAGATCCAACTTTATATCCAAGAATTTTAACTCTTTCGAGTCTTTCCTGATCCTCTGGACCCCAAGAAATCATATTTTCATTCTCCATTCCAGCCTCTTTGAATTTACTAAGATTCATAAAGAAGCATCCTCCAGGTGGTACACCTGGATGTTTAGAGAAAGAAACATCTTCAATTGATTTTAGATTAAGATCCTTTTTTAACTTTGGGAGATTTTCTTTGGTAATATGTTTAAGTGGTTTATTAAATGGATAACAGAAATCTAACTCTTTACTTCTTATTTTATTAGCAGCTTCTTCATATGCTTTAGGATATAAAAGAACATCACTGTCATAACTTACAATTATTTCTGTTTTGGATTTAAGTGCCATTATATTCAATAATTTAGTTTTATAAAAAACAGGACTCTTGCTCTCAACGAACAATAATTTACAGAACTCAGACCATTCTGGTTTCCAGAAGTTTTTAACTTTCATTTGTTGAGAACATTCACAAACAATAACATTAGTTGTAAAATTTTTACTCAAATAATCTAGAAGAATAGTTAAGTTGTTTTGTCTATCTTCTGATTCTATACTTATTGGTATTGTGAAAGTTACATCTGACAAATCAATTCGTGATTTAGGCATATCAAATTTTCCCTTTTCGCTAATAATATTATATTCTATAACAGTATTAAAATCTCTTTTTGTGTTTTTTATAATATCATTTTCTTTTGTAAAGTCGTGTTCCTCTATTTCAAATACACTACCAGTTATTTGATTTTCAACTACTTCTTCTATTTTATTTTCTTTATGTATAAATGTTTTAGGTTTTTCATTTTTACCATTAATTTGCAAAAGACCTTTATAACTGGAAAGAAATGATGGTCCACTTATTGTTTCGTTTGGTTTTATTGTTAATTTACTACCATTTAATAATATTACTATATTTTTCTTGGTTATATTTTTATATTGTCTTATTTTGTCCATTTAAAAAATCCCTTTGCCCAATTCCAAGAATTTATATATTCTTTCAACTGATCTTTTGACATTGATTGAACTTTAAGCCACTCCATTTCATTTCTTTTATAGAAAGGATGTGAACCATTTGCGCTATTTAAACTAGGAGAGTGATGTAAATGTATTAATGGTGAATTACATCTTCCTATTCTTAATTCTAACTTTTTTGCTCTTTCAAATCTTTCAGTATCTTCAAACCCCCATGATATAAAATTCTCATTCTCTAACCCTATTGAAAAGAATTTTTCTTTAGACCAAACCACAGCACCACCAACAGAATCCCCCGCTGGTCTTAAGTTATTACACATATTTTGAGTAACAAAAGATATAGAATTTTCCTCTGCTATTCTTCCAATAAAAGATGGGTTAATGTTATAAAAATTTCCATCATAAGGATATATGACATCTTTATTAAGATTTCTTATTTCATTTACAGCGGTGATGTAATTTTCGATTGGTAAGAGAATATCGCAATCATAGTTAACTACAATAGGAGTCTCACTATTTTTTGCCATGTAATTTAACATCATTGTTCTATGAAAATATTGACTATCTGTTTTCATAAAGATATATTTACAAGAATAATCTTTTAAAATATCTTTAGCTTTTGGTGTCGTGTCCATCTCACATACTGTAATTTTTGTGTCAAAATGTTTTGTGAGATAGTTCAAACAAATTTTTAAATTTCTAACTCTATCTGGCTGATCAATTTTTATAGGAATCGTAAAAGTAACATCGGATAAATCATGCATGAGTATACTCCACTGTATTATAAGGAATGTAGATTTTATTTATTGGTGAATGAAACAATTTAGCATTATAATTAATAAATTTCTTTTTATCTTCTTCTTTAATTGAAGACTCTGAGTGTCCCCAATGAATGAAATCAGATGTTTCCATTACATGTACATGTTGTGGTGGATATAATTTAGCCATTGCACATCGTCTTGTATAATCCGCATGTTCATATCCATAAGTCTTGTATCTAAGATCAAAACCACCAACAGTGTCTATGCATTTTTTACTCATAACCATTAAGACACCATTAACATATGCACCAGTTATTCCTAAATTTATATTTTCTGGATACTTTAAAATTCTCTGTATGTATTCACGATAATCAGAAACAATGTAATTAAAATGCTGAAACTGAGTAACTCTTATTGCTTTGATATACATATCTATCCAACCTTCCTTAAGATATGTGATATCGTCTTCGCTTAAAAATATATAGTCACAATCAGAAAGATACTTAATTATCCTATTTTTATTAACTGGAATACCACCGTTTGGACCATATATTATTCCAAAGTTATCTTTAATCCAATCATATCCCGTTAGATTTGTGTCATCAACACTACATATAGTCTTAATTTCATATTTACTTCTATCTATAGTGTTTAATAAACTCTTACAAGTTTGTGTTGCTAATTCTGGTCTGTTGTATGAGCAAAGTCCAATTCCGATCTTCATAAGTGCTTCCTTTGACTTTTAATTATAACATTTTTTTATTAATATAAATAATTATTTCTAAAAAATAAATTTACTTTTAAAAAAAATAAGATACAATGTTGCTTCAGGAGAATTTAATGATTAAAAAAATAATACAAGTCGCCTTTCTAATGACTTGTACTTGTCTCTTTGCTTCGTGGACCGAACCTAATGCAAGGAGTATTGAATCCCCATTAGTTAATGACAGTTATACCGAGACTCAATTTTTTAAAGATGCTTATAGTTTCCGTGTTAGAAATAATCACGAAATACCTTTATATTATTATGAGAAACTTAATATTCCATCACCACAACCAGTTATTGAAACACCTGTAATAGAGAAACCAGAATGGAAATCTCCAATTCCAGAATGGATTCTTAGAGGTATTTTGGCAACGGAGTCTCGATCATATTATGATGATAACTTTAATATTGTTTATGTAGATAAAAGAATAGGTACTTCTGGAGAAAGAGGACCATTTCAATTGACCCCAATTGCCTTTAAGCAAATTAGAAAAAAAGGAGAGATTCATTCTAAAGTAATGAAGGATATGACATATGCACAAGACTTAACAGAAAGATATCTTTTATACCTTTATAATGGTCCAGCAAGAAAAGATTGGGAGATAACTATTCGTATGTACAATGGTGGTCCGTCTAACTATAAAATTAGAGCAACTCAGCGTTATTTAACCTCTGTTAAAAAATTAGGTAATAAAAAATAAGTTCTCCATTATAAATACTCGTATAGGTTAAAAGGAGAACATAATATGTCCTATTACGACGATCCAAAAATGAAACTTCTCAAAGAGGCTTGGGCCAAAATTGAAGAAGGCGATATTACTCACGGTGCAAAGAAAGATCTAGCCCCAGAGGGTCTTAAGGGCACAAAAGCAACTGGAACTGCTGTTAAACAAGGTCCAGGTGCAAGAGATGCTGCTGCAAAACCACCTGCTGGTGTTGAAAATCTCGCAGAGGCAGAGGGTGATGAAGATACTGGTGCTCCAGCAAGTGCCGAAGATATGGGTGCTGGTGAAGCTCCTGCTATTGATGCTGCTGCCGCTGATCTTGATGCATCTGCTGTTGGTGCTGATGCTGTTGCTCCAGTTGGTTCACCATGGGATCAACTTGTAGCTGCTGTTGAGCAAATGAAAACCGCTCTTGAGGCAATTGCTGCCGAGGAATCTGGTGAAGAAGAACATATGGGCGGCGATGATGCCGAACTTGGTGACGAGGGTGATGCTGAAATCGGTGCCGAGGGTGGCGAAGATATTACTGCTGTTGCTGAAAAGTACCTTGCAGAAGCTAAGAAGAAGCTCAAGGAAAAAGAGGCTTGCAAAGAGGGTGCAAAAGAAGCTCCTAAAGCATTTGGTGGAAAGCAAGCTCATCCATTCGAGAAAAAGAAAAAGTAATTTAGGTTTCTCCTATTAACTGAAAATAAGGATGTGTCTTTGGCACATCCTTATTTTTTTGTTATTTTTGTTATAATATCTAAAGTATAAATAAGGTATCAT